AACCTTTGCAAGTTCTTTGTCTGGACTCTTGTATTGAACTGGTAGTAGGTTTAAGCCTTCTTGAATACCATAGTCTCCTACTGTCTCTGCTAATAGGAGTGTATTTGAGTATATGTCTGGTCTATCAATACCCTGCGATTCCATGGCTGCCTTGATCTCTTCATAAGATAGCAGATGGATATCAAACTTATTAAATGACATTTGACGATCTTCACCATACAAATAGTCAAGGCGCTCCATCATGTTGCCCTTTTTCTTTGACTTTTCATATGTTGCATCTTTTACGAACTTGCCATGCGTATTCATGAGCAATTTAAACTCTTGAATTTCTTTTTGTGATGGGTCAACGTGGTGGCAGTCTGGTGTAACAATAACCTTAATACCAAACTCATCTGCAAGTTCTATAAGATACTTGTTGATGTGTGCTTCATTGTGAGGCATAACCTCAATGTAGTAGTCGTCAGCAAAGCGCTCTTTGAACCAAGAGATATATTTCTTTGCGAGAGCAAACTCTTCTTCCTCAAGTGCTTTAACTAAAACGCTACTTGGGCAAGCAGAAGAAACAATGATTCCTTCTTTATACTTTTCTAATATACTAAAATCAAATCTTGGCTTCTTAAAGAAACCATCTGTCCAAGATAGTTCACTAATCTTGTTTAAGTTTTCTAAACCAATTTGATTCTTGGCTAGAAGGATAATGTGGTTATAGACAAGATCTTGTTGACCTTCTCTTTCAGACTTATCTCGTGTATCAGATATGTCTGCACACATGTATCCTTCTAGACCTAGAATTGGCTTAATCCCCTTTGCTTTTGCAATACGGTGCAGTTCCCTATGCCCAGATAAAGTACCGTGGTCAGTGATGGCAATCGCTGGCATCCCTAACTCAACTGCACGGTCAACGTATTCTTCTGGAGTAGCAATCCCATCAAATAGACTAAAATGGGTATGGACATGTAAGCCGACGTAGTTCATATTACCAATCTGCGTTGGTAGATGAAGTTACAGATGGGCCATCAAAGCCCAAATAGTATGCTTCTTGCTCGGCATAAGGAATCTTCTTAAGTGCTGACTCAAGAGGATAAGGCTCAATGTCCTTCCAATCAAATGGTTCCTTGTCTGGTGCTGATGGAATAAGTGTGTAATTAGTTTCAGTTCCCTGACCATTACGCTTTAACTTCCAGATCACATTTGAGATGCTACCTGTTTCAAGTGCATACTCACGAATTGTATTAAATGATGACTGTTTGCTGATACCCATTGACCAGATAGCAACATATGGTGCTTCGATTCCATCGTCAACTAGTACGTTGCAGTAGAAGCGAAGACGGCCACGCCATCCTGCCTTTGGATCCTTACGGTGCATTTCTTCTGCCCAGTCACGGCCTTCTGATTCCATTGTGTCTACAGCCTTGCGCTTGTAGTCCTTTGGATTTACGTGCTCCTTAACAACAAGTGCTAGTCCACGCTTTTCATTATAGTTTGCAGAATCTTCATCGAGTTCTTCAATAAATCGGATCTTTACGGACTGACCGTCTGCAAGTTTTAGCCACTTTACCTTTGGCCCGTCGTTTTCATACTTTGGCTTGTCGAGCAGGGCATTGATGTTCTTTAGTCCCTTTACTACGCTCATATTATTCTCCTTTGTTTGTTGTATTAGTTTAGCATAAGTGATATTGATTTGTCAAACTGGAACTCTAAATTCTTAAGTTCTTCGTCTGGCATATCGCCAATATCTTTATACTGATTGTTTAGTTTAATAACGGAAACACGACTAGAAAGTTTTTCAACTATTCTATCTTTCATGTTTCCTCCCGCCTCATCATTATCAGCAATAACAATAATGTTATTAAAATACTTCTGAAGCAATTCTATTTGTTTGCTTGATACATTTGCACCAAGTGTTGCAACTGCTGGAAGTCCTACCTGGTCAAGCCTAATGGCATCAAATGATGATTCCACCACATACACTCTATCAGATTTCTTGACTCTGTGCAAGTTAAAAAGTGTTTTACTTTTTGGAAGGCCTGGTGTATTCTTAAAATCTTTTCCTTCAATAGATCTGCCGACAAATCCTAAAGGTATTCCATCTGGGCTGTGAACTGGAACAGTAACCATATCCTGCTTTTCTGAGTATCCTAAAGAAAACTTTATGCAAGAAGGTTTTTGAATTTTTCTATATGTAAAATAATTCTTTGCTCTTTCTGAGGCAATTAAATTGTTGTGCAATCTTTTAATAATTAATTCATCAAAAGTTTTATACTGCTCTTCTTTTACAAGAACTTTGTCAATTTCTGTAGTAAGATTAGTTAACTTCTCTTTACTCTTTATAAATCTTGCAGACTCAAAATATGTTCTACCAGATGTATACATAACCAATTCAATTAGGTCTGCAGATTTTTGACAAGAAAAACAAAAGAACATTCCGCTATCTTTTTGGACTTCGCCTGCTGGAGTTCTATGGTTGTTGTGAAATGGGCAAAAGATCATGAAATCTGCATCAAGTTCAGACTCTACAGTTATACCTGATCCTGTAAGGACTCGCTTGACTTGTTCTGCGGAATAAAGATTGGATTGGTTCCGTCTATTCCTGCTATCCATGTGCTCTTCCTTTTCCCTGCGTAGACTGCCTGTACTGATAATTCAAATTCAAAAAAGTTCTTAATCTCATTATACCTTATAGTGAAATCTGGGTCAAGATCAATTCTTGGAACATACCCACTAAGTTTCATTTCTGATATCAACAATCGTATATACTCATCCTTAAGTCTTCCGATCATCGAATCGTCGTGAATTATTCCATCAAGATAAAACCTTTTGATAGGCTTATGATGATAGAACGTTGGTGGTAAGTTCTCCCCAGTTTTTGACATACCATATTATAACTACTTATCTTCAAAGTCTTTATACCTGTAGTATCCCTTGTCAAAGTCGCACTGTACCAAAAAGTCTCCCATAAATCCATTACGGTTCTTTCTAAATGCACATTCAATAATATCGCTATTGGTACCACGGCCCAATGCCAGAACCCAGTCGGCATCATAAGCAATCTGTCTAGACCAGGCTGTTTGACCCAGCGTAGGTACTGTAGACAGATCGTTAACATCATCTGGTGTAGCGGACGAGATGGCAATGATAGGAACCTCTTCACCAATAGCCATAAGTTTAAGTTCTCGTGAAAGGTTCTTCATTCGTACCGTTTCATTATCTGACTTCTGATTAGGAGCCATCAATTGTAAATAGTCAACAATTACAAAGTCAGGCTTGTATTGATCAATCTTTCCACGAAGAACCGAAGGATTAATTTCTCCGCCTTGATCGTTTGATATGATGTGAAACTCTGGCTTACCTGCAAGATTCTTTGCATGCCAATCTTTTAGCATGTCAATCTCGATCTCACCGTTACTTATCTTTCGGTGTGACCAACGACCCTCTCCCATAATCGTAAACACACGATTACGAACTTCAGTCTCAGACATTTCAAGAGAAATAACCATTGGACTTTTTCCTTGCTTCCAAGCCTGCACTGCGAAGTAAAGAGCAAGCCAGGATTTACCAATTCCTGGATATGCAAGGAAAACTCCAAGTTGTCCTGGCATAATTCCTGAAGGAAGGTAGTTGTCAAACCCTGGAAGACCTGTCTTAATTCCAGACAAACCTAGTGCTTGCTGCTTCTTAACATTTTCAAAGTATGCAATTGCTGACTCAAGATCTGTAACATCAATATCACGAATAGCAGCAGTATTCTTTTTTAGTTCTGAAGTCTTTGTGATTAACTCGTTAAGAGCACCAGTTCCATTATTATTTTGAATCTCGCTTGCTGCAGACCTAATAATATCCTTTAGGCTGTCCGTAAGATACTCGCCCTGAAGTTCTTCTAGATGGTGCTTAGTTGCTCCAACTCCTGCCACTGGCTCAAAGTCTCTAAACTTTTCAGTAACTAGTTCTGCTGGAGGGAGTGTGGAATTGTTTTCAAAATATAATCTAACGAAGTTCCAGATATCTCCATGGGTTCTTAAAAGATTGTCTACGTTAGCCTGTAGCAGTACGTGAATTTGTTTATCATTCAAAACAGCCGTAAGCAGTTTTGCCTCTGTATTATTCACTTAGCCACTCCTTTGCCATTCGTCTACGCTCTGCTCTCTCTTCGTTGTCTTTAACTTTATCTTTTTGTGCCTGCAATATTTTTTCTGCGTTGTATGCAAAGTAGTTCCAAGAAGGATTCTCTGCAACTGAAAAGTAATACTCAAGTATATCGTAGCATCCTGGCAGTGTGTATGATTCTACAAGGGCATCTGATGCCCACTGCTCTACATTTAAATTAAGGGATGGCTTTGATTCGTACCTTGCGGTATGATACTTGCTGTATCTTGAAAGCAAAGCCATACGGTCTTTGCGTTCAGCCATTATCCTTCAGCAGCCTCCGATTGGGCTTCCAAAATCTTTG